TTGGAGCGGTGCGGCTTCATCCGAGCGCCGCCGCCACCGCGCCGAGGAGTCCGATGACCGCCAGGCCGACCAGCACGCCGCGCACGACGACGCCCCAGTCCACCAGCGCGCGACGCTGGCGGCGCAGGATCACGGTGCCCCCCGGAGCCGCAGGACGAAGCGGTCGATCGCCACCTCGGCACGCGGCACGATCAGCTCGGGCGGGAACACCAGCTCGCCGGGCGCCTGGTGGACCACCGGGCCGGCGGTGATCTCCTTGCCGTCGACGGTGACCGTGCGATAGGCCACCGGCTCGCCAAGGGCCCGCGCATCCCGGTCTGGTGTGATCGGGTAGGCCTCGGCTTCGCTGCCTGCCGCGGGCCGGAAGGCCGGCACGGCCAGCGTGACCGCGGCGAGGACCGCGCCGTCGACGTCGAGCAGCTCGATCCGGCCGCCATCCAGCACGGAGGCCAGCGCGTCCAGCGCCACGGCGGCACCAAAGTCCGACAGGGTCACTCGACGTCCTCGAGCTGGTAGGAGCCGTCAGCCGTGCGCACGACCCGGCGCCGGCCGCTCTTGTCCTGGGAGAGGTTGTTGATGACGAGCGAGAGCGGCTCCTGCTTGACCGGGTCCGGCAGCTCGGCGTCGATCTCGGCAGACCGCTCGTCGATGGCGGCCAGCAGGGTGTCGAGCGTGCCCTGGTCGGCGGTCGAGAACTGCGTGGTGACGACAGTCCGCATCTGCTCGGACACGACCGCCTCCGGCATGGCCGTGCCCTGCATGACCGACAGGGTCTCCAGCTCGCGTGCCACGTCGGCAATCGCGAAGTCCTTGGCCCACGCCACCGTCGCGCGGCTCTCGACGCCCAGGCCGGCCGCGATCAGGGCCCACATGCGGCGCTCCAGGTCCTCCATGCGCCGGGCGAAGCTCACCAGCGCCGAGTTGAGCGCCTGGAAGCGGACGGTGAGCGCCAGGCCGGACTCGGCGGTTTGCGCCTCGGGCGACTCGATCGTCAGGCTGACGCGGCGGATTGCCTCTTCGAGCTTGGCGATCACGTCCATGTACACCCGCGCCGGCCCCTCAGACGGCGCGATGAACGTCGGGCCCTGGCCTGCGTGGATCAGCATGTTGTGGGTGCCGATCGCCTCGGCCACGGCCGCCGCGTTGAACTGCCCCGTCTGCTCCGGCGGCACCTGATAGGTGAGCAGGGAGAACGTCTGGCTGCGCAGGATCTCGTCCAACTCCGAGCGCGCGTTGTAGATGCGCCGGGACAGGTCGGCGATCTGCTCGTACTCGCCGAAGGCCGGGAACTCGCCCGTCTCCGAGAAAGCCAGCACTGGGCAGCGGCCAAAGGCGTGATCGCCCTGCTCGACCGTCTGGCCGGACACGATCACGGCCCACTGGGCAGCGTCCCACGCCCGGATGGCGGCTTTCTGCTGGCCGGTCGCGGGGTCGGTCCACAGGCTGCGGATGCGGCAGAGCGTCAGCTCGCCGCGGTCGTTGGCCTGGAAGTCGACCACGTCCTCGGGGGGTACCGGCACCAGGTAGGGCAGGGCCCGGCGCTCGAGCTGATCGGCCTGGCTGTCCGGCAGCTCGCGGGGCATGTCCACCAGCAGGAGCATCGAGCCGCGCGCCTTGGCCTGGACCATGAAGGACAGCCAGAACACGTCGAGGTCGTTGCCGCGCCAGTCGCAGTCCTGCACGAAGGCGTCATCGAACGGCCCCGGCAGCTCGCGCGACGGCGGTCGCTTGGCGAGGTAGCCGACGAACCGCTGGCAGGCCGAAAGCAGGTGGTTCTCGTAGTAGGCGACCGCGGCGCGGGACGCGTATTTGGCCAGGCTCTCGCGCGGGTAGGGCACGAGGGCCGAGCTGCCCGCGACATCGCGAGGGCGCCGCAGGTCCCCCACCAGGTCATACCCCACGACCGGGCGGAACTCGCCGTCGCCCGTCAGGGCCTCTGCAAGGCGCCGGAAACGGCGCGTGTCGAGCGTCTGCATGCGGGCAGGATGGCTGCGGGATTTCCGCTTCCGGCGGAAATCGCAGGCCAATACTCGCGACGAGCACCCCGGCGGGAGGCCGAGTCTTGGATATCAGCGGACTGAAAGCGAAGCTCGGCGACGAGACGTTTGCCCAGCTCGAAACGTATGTGAACGACCTCGTCTCGCAGCGCAACCAGGCGCGGGACGAGTCCATCAGCGGGCGCAAGACGCTGAAGACGAAAGTCACCGAGCAGGAGGCCCTCATCGGCCGCATGCTCGAAAAGCTCGGCCTGGACAGCGCGGACGGCCTGGACGACCTCCCGGACGCGCGCGGCCAGGGCGAGGCCGTCCGGCAGCTCGAGGCGAAGCTCAAGCGGTTGGAGCGGGAGCGGACCGAGGCGATCTCGGCGCGCGATCAGCTCGAAGGTAAATGGCGCGACAGCCGCAAGGCCGCCGCCGTTGCCGCCGCCGTCGGCAAGCACCAGTGGATCGACACCGACGCAGCCGGCGTGCTGCTGGAGCGGTCGCTGCGCTGGGAGGGCGACGAGCTGCTGTGCGACGTCGAGGGCCGCCTGGTGCCGCTGGAGGAAGGCGCGGCGCACCTGGCAAAGACCCGTCCGGCGTTGGTGAAAGCCGCTGGGGCGGGAGGCTCCGGGTATCGGCCAGGCGGGGGAGCCGCACCGGCCACGACCAAGAACCCGTTCGCGCGCGAGACGTTCAACCTCACCGAGCAGATTGCGCTGCGCAAAGAGAACCCCCAGCTCGCCGAACAGCTCAAGGCTGCGGCGGCCAACTAAGGAGTTAGACCATGGCCGTTACCAAGATCACCGACGTCCTCACCCCCGAGGTCTGGAACCAGTACGGCGCGTCGCTGACCGCCACCAAGTCCGCGTTCTGGCAGTCCGGCATCGTGGCCGGCGTGCCTGGCATCACGCTGCCGAACGGCGGCGCCACCGTGAACCTGCCGTACTTCGGCGACCTGTCCGGGGACCTGGAGGTCCTCTCCGACGCCGACTCGCTGACGCCGGCGGCGATCACGGCCGGCAAGCAGGTGGCCGTGGTTCTCGGCCGTGGCCGCGCCTGGGGCGCCAACGATCTGGCCGGCGTGTTCGCCGGCGCCGACCCGGCCATGGCGATCCTCGATCGCGTGGCGGCCTACTGGTCGCGCGAGATGCAGAAGGAGCTGCTGGCGAGCCTCAAGGGCGCGTTCGCTGCGGCCAGCATGTCGGGCAACGTGCACGACATCTCGGCCCTCAGCGCCGGCGCGGAGATCTTCAAGGCGTCGACCTTCCTGGACGCGGTGTACAAGCTCGGCGACGCCGCGGACCAGGTGACCGCGGTCGCGATGCACTCGGCGGTCATGGCCAAGCTCGCCAAGGACGGCCTGATCTCGACCATCCGCGACGCGGACGGCGTGGTCATGTACGACACCTACATGGGCAAGCGAGTCATCATCGACGACGGGCTGCCTGTGTCCACGGGCGTCTACACCTCCTACATCTTCGGCACCGGCGCGGTCGGCTATGCCGAGGGCACCATCGGCGCGTCCGATCTCGAGAGCGATCGCGACATCCTGGCCGGTGAGGACGTGTTCACGATGCGTCGTCGCTTCATCCTGCACCCGAAGGGCGTCAAGTGGCAGGGCACGCCGGCCGGCGATTACCCGACCCGCACCGAGCTCGAGACGGGCACCAACTGGGCGCGCGTGTTCGAGAACAAGCAGATCCCCATCGTGCAGTTCAAGGCGAAGCTGGCCTGATAGGCGGCGGGCCCGGGGCTCCGGCCCCGGGCCGACGGAGACCAGCATGGGCTTGACGGCATTCAACCGCGCCCGGCGGCGGCAGCAGCAGGAAAAAGACGCAGCGCCAGCGCCGCCGGCTGTCCCCGCCGCGGGCGACGCCGGCCCCCCGAAGCGCAGGGGACGGCCGCCGCGCGACAAGGGCGGTTTCGCACGAGACGAGACGGGGCACGCCGTGGTCACTGATGCGTGGAGAAAGTGATGTGGCTGACGACGCACTCCCCCTCTGGCGGACGCTACTCGACAAGTTCGTTCTGCCGCTCCTGGTCCTTGCTGTCGTGGCGGTCGCGACTGGTCTTTACGCTGCTCGTAGTGATCTCGATCGTCTTGAGTGGACTGTCGCTCGCCTACAGCAGGACAGCGCAGAACATGCCGCAGTATTTGAGCGCTTCCGGGCGCCAGGCGATCGGTTCACTTCTGCCGACGGCGCACGCCACGACTCCAGGATCACCAAGCTCGAAGAGCAGTGCCAGCGATGCGCCGAGTCCCGCATCGAGGTTCTCGCCCGACTCAAGTCCATCGACGACAAGCAGGCCGACGTCTGCAGTCGGATGCGGCTTTGCGAGTCCTACGCTCCGCGGCGGGGGCAGCCGTGAGCCGGCCGAGTTAGCCGTAGTGAGGGCGCCGTGACCGCGGCAGACGCGCTCTGGGTGCTCGCCGCAGTGCTGGCGGGCGTGTTCGTCGTCGCGCAGTGGTGGAGGTGGGACGAGTGACGGGCCGCCCGTACTGCTCGACGTGCGCCCGCGTGGTGCTGGTCGGCGCCGCCATCGGCGCGGTTGCGAGCCTGTTCGCCGCCGGGTGGGTGCTGTTGATGGCGGGAGGCGCGTCGTGGTTGCGCCCGTAATCGCTGCGGCGATCCCCAGCATCATCGCCATCATCGACAAGCTGATCCCGGACGCCGACGAGGCGAACCGGGCGAAGCTGAAGCTGATCGAGATGGAGCAGGCAGGCGAGCTGCAGCTCGCGCTCGGCCAGCAGGACATCAATCGCATCGAGGCCGCGTCCAGCGACTACAAGGTCGCCGGCTGGCGGCCCGCGGCCGGCTGGGTCAGTGTCGCCGGCCTCGCCTACAACGCGCTCTTCCAGCCACTGCTGGCGTGGGCCGGGGCGCTGTGGGATTTCCCGGCGCCGCCGGCGGCCAACGAGGAGCTGCTGCTGTTCGTGCTCGGCTCGCTCCTGGGCGTCGCCGGCCTGCGCTCCCTCGACAAGATCAAGGGCGTCGCGCGATGACGATGCGGCGCATCGAGCAGATCGTCGTGCACTGCGCGGCCACGCGGCCGTCGCTCGACGTTGGCGTGGCCGAAGTCCGGGCATGGCACCGGCAACAGGGGTGGTCGGATGTCGGATACCACTGGGTCGTCCGGAGGGACGGCACCGTCGAAGCGGGCCGCCGCGAGGAGCTGATCGGCGCGCACGTCTATGGCCACAACCAGCACACCGTCGGGGTCTGCCTGATCGGCGGGCTCGACAGCACCGGCGAGCCGGCGCCGGAGTTCACGCCCGAGCAGTTCGCCTCGCTGCGCACGCTGCTCACCGAGATCCTCGCCCGGTACGACCTGCCGGACGAGGCCGTGCTGGGGCACCGTGACTTCCCGGGCGTGAGCAAGGCCTGTCCAAGTTTCGATGTCCGCCGCTGGTGGCGGACGCAAGAGGTCCGAGCCTGATGCGCGCCATCGGCTCCCAGTCGCCGCGTGATGCGGCAATCTCTGTCGCAACCGTGAGGGTATGACCATGGCATTTCGCAAAAAGCCCCTGCTCGCGTCTGGCAAGTGGTACGCCAAGGTGTCCGGCGCCGCTGCCGCCTTTGAAGAGTGCGGCAACTTCTCCAAGGCCGAGCTCGGCATCGAGGAGGAGGTCAAGAAGATGCAGGACTACACCCAGCCGGGTGGTGGTACCTACGCGTCCGTGACCCGCATCAGCAACATCTCGCTCAACATGACGTGGCACGACCTCAACCCGACCAACCTGGCGCGGGTCGTGTTCGGCACGACCTCGGCGACGGTCGGCGGCACGATCACGGACGAGGTGCACACGGCGCGCAAGGGCGGCCTGTGCCGCACCGTGCACCCGATGCCGACCGCGGTGACGGTGACCAACTCCGGCGCCACCGTGACCTACGCGGCCGGCACCGACTACGAGGTGCGGCCTGGCGGCATCTTCATCCTCAGCACGTTCACCGGGGCCGACGCCAGCGAGATCAAGGTGGACTACACCTACGGGGCCTACGACGTGATCGAGGCGCTGAAGGCGTCGTCCGTCACGCTGGAGATGATGTTCGAGGGCATCAACGAGGCTGACCAGGGCAAGGCGGTGCTGATCGACTTCTGGAAGGTCAAGATCGGTGGCGCGAAGTCTCTCGGCCTCATCACCGATGACTTCGCGGCGCTGGAAGTCGAGGGCGCGCTCGAGGCCGACACCTCCAAGGGCAGCGGCGAGTCCGCGTACTACAAGGTGCGCATGCAGTAATCCGGGGACCCCCCGAAGGGCCAAGGATGGCCCATTTTCTCTGGTGACGAGCGGCTATGGCTGACCTAAATCTAGGCGTTCTCATCAGCGCGAAAGCGGTCGGCCTTACGGAGATCGACAGGCTCGTTGCCGAACTTCGCGAGCTTGGCGTCAACGCAGATCAGGCGGAAGCGGACGCCAAGCAACTGGCTTCGGCGCTCGCGAAGGCTGCCGCACAGCAGGCCCTGATCGACCAGTTCAGGGCGCTCAAGAAAGAGACCGTCGCCGCGAACGCGGCCTTCAAAACGGCGTCCGACCGAGCGAAGGAACTCGGCCTGGAGATCAGCAAGACCGAGGCGCCGACCAAGAAGATGCAGGCCGAATTCGGTCGTGCGCGCAAGGCGGCCAACGACGCAGAGCAGGCCTACAACAGCAAGCGGCTGGCCCTACAAGGGCTGCGGGTTCAACTGTCCGCAGCGGGCGTCAGCTCGGAGTCGCTCGCGAACGCGACCATCAGGGCCAAGAAGGTCGTCGCGGACACCACCAAGGAGATCGCGGCACTCCAGAAGTCCCTTACCGCGAAAGCGCAGGCCGCGAACAACGCGGGAGTCGCGGCATCGAAGGCTGCTGGCAGCGTCAAGGCGCTCGGAGCCGAAGCCGACAAGGCCGGCCGGCAGTTCGAGGAGTGGGGTCCGGCGCTAGCGAAGATCTCGGCGCTGCTCGGCGCCGGGTTCACGGCCAAGGGTATCGCCGAGGTGGCCGACGAGATGGCCAACCTCGCCGCCCGGCTGAACGTCGCTACAGGGTCGGCGCAGGGCGGCGCTAAGGCACTTCAAGACATCCGCGAGACCGCCAACGAGACTGGCGCCACCCTCGGCGCGGTCGGCGAGCTGTACGCGCGCCTCGCACGCTCGACGAAGGATCTCGGCGCCTCCCAGGCTGAGGTGGCCGAGGTCACCAACGTCATCACCAAA